ATTGCCAGGAGGAGGCCCCCCCAGAGAAAGTTCCAGGCTTTGTTGCCCGACGATCCGCTCGGATCGTGCCTCTCGCTTCGCCTTCGCGATGACCGCCGCCTGGCCGCCGCCCGACCCGCAGCCCTGATGCTCCACCCGCCAGTTCGACGGCACCCACGTCAGGTCCGGTCGCTCCGCCCGGCTGATGATGTGCCCCACCTGCCACGGCTGCTCCCGCCGCACCGGGCGCCGGCACACACCGCACGGCTGCGGCAGCGTGAGCTCCATCCTCGCGCGGATCTCCTGCACCGCCCGGCCCGCCCACGGCCTGACCTCCGGAGCCGGGGTGCCGTCCTTGCTGCGCCGGATGTACTTGCCCCGGCTCACTCGTCTCCACGCTTCTTCGCGATGAGCTGTCCCATCTCGAAGCCGAGCGCTCCGGCCAGAGCGGCTATCGCCACGGTGAGCACTCGGGAGCCGACCTCGGTGAGGTCCCGCTGGCCTTGCGCGATCCCGATGAGCACGGCCAGGGCGAGCAGCACGGACGTCAGCGCCAGACCGATCGCGAGCACCATCCGTGCACTCATGGTCACAGTCTGCATCGGATCGCTGGTAATTCATTACTACCGGGCGGCGTGGAGCGGTGACGCGATTCGCCTCACGCTCCACGCCCAGGCTCAAGGATGTGACTGCACGACCTTCCACGCCTTGAGCGACGTCCGCGCGTACTTCGTGAGTAGGTCTCGCTGCTTCTTGTCCATCGTGATGGCGGCGATCGTGGCGAGCACCTCGTCGGTCCGCTGCACGACCCATTGCGCGGCGACTATCCGCTCGTACTCCTGGTCCAGCTCGGTCGTCCACGGCCGGAGCTTGCCATCCTCGTACCGGACCCACGGAGGCCGGCCCGGGGTGTAGAGCAACGACTCTTTCCGCTTTCCGCGGGCAGGACTGCCATCCTGAGTTCTGGTTATCAGCTGTCGATTAGACGAACTCGTTTCGATAACGAGGCCGACCCACCAACGCCAGGTGATCTCTCTGTTGTTCTCCTTCTCCCAGTACCCATCATCGATGATGGCCCCGCCAGTCACTGTCTTGTGGTGTTCGATGTAGGCGTTGTAGGGAAATGCCTAATCGTCACCCAGTTCCTTCGGGAGTGGTTTCCTGCGTTGGTCGCGGTCGATTGCTTGTGCTCGTGCGATGGCCAGGATCTGCTCGTCGATCTCGTCGGCGACGTTGAGCAGGGCCGCGGCTACCCGGCGGGCGTCGCCGGGGCTCGTCGTGATCCAGGACGTGTCGGGCGGGAGCTGGAGCAGGACGCTGAGCTCACCATCCCGGTCGCTGACGCCGCGGACCTGGATCGCCATCGTTCGCCTCATGGCCGGCTCACCGCCTCCCGGCAGACGCGGCGGTGCTCCACGCAGGCGTCGAGGATGGCGGCCAGGTTCTGCACGGCGGTGACGACGATCTCTCCGCACACCGTGCACGTGATGGCCTTGTCGGGCTCGTCGACCATGAAGCCCAGCAGGTCTTCCACTCGGTAGACCATCCGCTCAGCCCTTCCGCTCGGGGTCGCCCTGGACCGCAACTGCTCGCGCGATCGCCAGTAGCTGGGTGTCGAGGCGATCGATGAACTCGGCAAGGAATGCGCGGGTCATCGTCAGCGCCGCCGTTCTGTGTTCGAGCGGGCCCTCGCCGGCGTCGTCGAACAGCGGGTACGGGTAGGCCAGGCCGCGACCATTGGCCAGGACCACGAGCGCGAGCAAGGGCGGCGGGTCGGTCAGCGACTCCTCGAGGTCGCGGAACTTCTGCTCGACACGGTCACGATCCATCGGTGCTCCTCTTCACGCGATCACGGAAGTCGGGAGGCACCGGCCCGGTGCGTCCGGGGTTCCTCGTGGCCAGGCGCCGCTCGATCTCCAGGGCCGCGTCGAGCAGGCCGCCAGCGACCAGCCTTGCGTCGTCCGACGGAAGGATCAGGACTTGCCCTTGGTCGAACGTCAGGCGCACGGCGAGCCCGTCCGGCCACGCTGCGGTGGAGACCACGCTGATCCTGAACGGGAGCAGTGAACCGGCCTCGGTGCCGTTGTGCCTCATGCGCCTTCCCTCTCCTCCACAGACAAGATCGAGTGCGGGCGGGCTCCCTGCGGGAGACCCAGGTCTCTCCGAGCGATTCCCTCATCCTCAAGACGGGATGCCCCGACCCAGGCCGCCATCGCCACCCGTGGCCCTATTGGGTGCAGCCTTCAGGGCCCGGTCTCGTGAGACGAGCGGGCTGATGGCTGCAACTCGCCCAGAGCGGTGGCCACCGCTCTGGTTGAGTCGTCCCTCATGTCCCGGCGTCGAGGGAGCGCGATTTCTGGCCAGGTGGTTCCTAGTGGCGCGCCCCACCGGCGCCGGTCTTGTGCAGGGCCCAGGCTTGTTCACCGCAGCCCACAGTGGGCTGGGGCAGGAGACCTGGCGAGGAACTCCCGGGGGTGAAGCGGCGGAACACTGGCACCGAGCGTCTACCGAGTTGTGTTCGCGGCTGGAGACGAGGAGAGACGCCGCGCAGGAGGGGTCGGGGAGGCGTTAGGCACCACCGCCCGCGGTCGTCGCTGGGTCGGTGAAAGTCGTTGCAGCGCTAGCACTCCGTAGCGGTGTGGTCACGCAAACGGGGCTGCACAGGTGCGCGTCAGCGCAGGTAGAATCCATGACGTCTGTGAGACGTAGTGAGGGTCGCTTCCTAGGGGGACTAGGAAGCGACCCTCGTCTCGTTGTCGGCGTCGCGAGCGGTCGCCAGCGCCACCATGTAGCGCTCGACCTCCGCGCGGATGAAGACGTACGAGCCGGTACGACCGGGAAGCTTCGTCGACTCGAGCACACCCTCCCTAGCCAGCTTCAGTACCCAAGATCGATCGACACCCAGCATGTGGGCAGCTTCACGCGCCCCGATGACATCAGCCATACGGGAAAACTTAGGACCATTCACAAGCTTTTGGAACACGCCGACACGCCGATACTCAAGACAATTTGCGGTTGTGGTCCTAAACTTCGGCGCATGGTGACGGAGATGCAGGGCGCGGACCCGGGCTGGCCACTCACAGATCGGCTGCGCCGCGCTCGCGAGTACGGCGGCTTCGACCAGACGCAGCTGGCGGCCGAGCTCGGCGTGTCCAAGAACACGATCAGCAACTACGAGCGCGGGTTCACCAAGCCCAGGCGACCGATGCTGCTCGCCTGGGCCATGGCCACGGGGGTAGCCCTCACGTGGCTGGAGACGGACGATGCGTCCAAGATCGAGATCGTGCGCCCGAAGGGATTCGAACCCCTAACCTTCTGGTCAGGGGTGTCCCCATTGTGGGCAATTATCCCGTTTTTGCGCACTGACGATCTGGCGCTGACGGCATGAGCGCGACGGGCAGCCAGGAGCCGGTGACGGTCGCGGGACGGGCGTTCGCGCTGGCGATCGCCGAGCACATCGATCGGCCGGTGCCGGAGGCTGGCTGCGGGCGCTACATCGTCGAGGTCAACGAGTTAGGCGAAGTGGGGGTGTGGTGCCCGGGGGCCGGCTTCATATGGCTTGAGGGCGACACCGCCTCGGCGAAGAACATCCGGGGCATGCTGCTGGCACTGCGCGCCGGAGCGATCGCATGAGCGCGACGAAGCTCCACTACAGCCGGCTCAGTCCGGTCGCTCGTTCGACCATCGTCGACCACGGGATCACCATCGTCGAGTACGTCCGCAAGGCGGGCCGCTGGGACGACGGCGACTGGCATGGCGACCGTTGCGGGTGCACCGATGACCGTTGCATCGGGTTCCACCATGACGAGAACGAGGACTGCGGATGCCTGCCCGTCCTCCTCGAGGAGGCACTGGGGTGGACCTATCCCGGCTTCCATGCAGCTAGGCCCGGCTATCGCGCGCTCCCTCACGGCGGGTGTATCGGGATGGGGTTCCGGCGGGCCGGCGGGTGCTGTGTCCAGTGCGGGTGGACCGCATGAGCCCGCATCTGGCGGCCGGGCAGCCGCTTGAACGCGACGAGTTCGATCCGGTGTGGTGGACCTGGTGCGGGGAGCTCGTCGAGGCCGAGGAGGTCCGAGAGGACCCGGCCGTCGTCGACTGTGCTGACTGCCTCGACCTCTACGCGGACGAATCATGAGCCTCCTCGGAGACCTGAATCGGCTGATGGTCCCCGGCTGGGTGACCGAGGACCAATCCGAGGCGTGAGCTGCTGAGCCGATGAGACGGGCAATGGGGCCCGGGTTTCCGCTGATGAAGGGGTTGTGATGGCGCTAGCGAAGTGGCCGGTCTCACCGGTGTGGTCGGAGTGGATCGAGGCCTGGTCGACGGCGCTACGCGCAGCGGACCGGTCGAGGGCGACGATCGACAGCCGCCGCCAGGTCCTCGCGCAACTGTCGCGGGAGGTTGCCGGCGACCCCGGGGACCTCACACCCGCGCAGCTCCTCGAGTGGATGGGCCTGGAGGTGTGGGACGAGGACCTCCAGCGGCTGCGGCCGCGGTGGTCGCGCGAGCGCCGGCGCGCAGTCCGGTCTTCGCTGGCCGGCTTCTATCGGTGGGCCCACGGTGCCGGTCGCGTGGCCGACGACCCAGCGGCCGGGCTGCCGGTGATCCGATCGTCGCGGGGAATGCCCAGGCCAGCGGCACTGGCGACGTATAGCGCGGCTCTGGGACGTGCCGGGGCTCGCGAGCAGCTCATGCTCGTGCTCGCGTGCGAGCTGGGGATGCGCCGCGCCGAGGTCGCCCAGGTCCACAGCCGCGACGTGGTCGACGATCTGGTCGGGCAGAGCCTGATCGTGCACGGCAAGGGCGCCCGGCCGCGGTCGATCCCGATCGACGACGACCTGGCCGAGCAGCTGCGCGACGCCCGCGGCTACGTGTTCCCCGGCCGCTGCGACGGGCACCTGTCTCCGCGGTGGGTCGGCAAGGTCGTGGGACGGCTCCTGGAGGGCACCACCACGATGCACCAGCTTCGCCACGCCTTCGCCACGAGGATGCTCCGCGAGGACACCAACATCCGCGTGGTGCAGCGCTGGCTGGGACACGCCTCTCTGGCCGTGACCCAGGTGTACCTCGACGTCGACGACGACGAGATGCGCGCAGCCGGCGCGAAGGTGCACGCCTACTTCAGCCCGCATCGTCCGCCAAGTCCGACAAACCCCTGATCTCTGGATCAGTGCTTTGGACCCGAAACAGCAGATTGGGAGTTGTGCCCTATGTCCGACACCCGAGCGGTGCGGCGCACCCAGGACGAACTGGTCGCTGAACTGAAGCGGCGCTTCGGCGATGACCCGATGGACTGGGCCTTCAGGTGCCCGTCTTGCGGGGACGTCGCGAACGGGCGCGACTTCAAGGCCGCGCTGGCAGCGTCACCAGACGAGAAGCTGAGCAAGTCGACGGCCTCGGAGCACCTCGGGCAGATCTGCATCGGCCGATTGCTCGGCGCGCTGCGCAAGGACCAGAAGCGGTACGCCGGACGCGGCTGCGACTGGGCCGCCTTCGGGCTCTTCCGAGGCCCGGAGTTCGTAGTCGCACCAGACGGGCACGAGATCGCCTGCTTCGCGATCGCCCCAGGTAAGGCAACGCGGGGTGCGTGATGTCCGGTGAGACCCCTAATCGTGTGATTAGTGCTTTGACTCCGGGTCTGGCCTCAGCCGGCGGCCGCCGCGCGGCGGCCGCCGGTGGCCCTATCCATCGGCACGGGAGAACTTGCGGTGCGCGTTCTGCCGGGAGGTGTGCAGAACGAGCGCGATCGCTTCCCAGGAGTCGCCGGCCGCGCGGGCGGCGTCGACCGCGGCCTGGAGATCGGCCTTGGCCGAGTCCACGGCGTTGCGGGCGGTGGCGATCGAGCGCAGGTGACGCCCGTCGCGCATGGAGTCGGTGGCCGGGTCGAGCTCGTCGAGCATCCGCTCGGCGCTGGTCTTGTCGTTGCTGGTCTTGGTCGTCATGTCGTCTCACCCCTTCACAGGTAGTCGTAGAACTTGGGCCGCAGCACGTCGGCGTGGATGATCCGCTGCGGGTCGTCGGCGGGGACCAGGACGAGCTCAAGGAGCCGTCCGGTGCGGTCGGCGCCGATCACGAAGATGCGCAGTTCGCCGTCGTACTCCTGCTCGCGGTAGCGCAGGACGGTGTCGAGGGCGTGACGCATGTCGTCGTCCGCGATGCCGTGCTTGCGGGCGCTCTCCGTGATCTCCACGCTGTCATCATAACGTTGACAGCCCTTCGTGTCAACATTGTGATGACACGAAGGCCGAGCCAGCCTTCACGTGGATGGGCGTACGCCTCGCCGACCTGGCCCACGAGCTGTATGGACCCACATCCGAACATGGCCACGAATCTGGAGATTAGGAGTTTGGTGCCGCATGTCCGAACAGGAACCGTTGACGCAGGCGGGACCGGCCTTCGCCCGAGCGATCGCCGAGCACATCGACCGCCCGGTGCCGGATGCCGCCGTCGGCCGGTACGTCGTCGATGTCTACGAGAGCGGTGGGTTGTTGGTCTGGTACCCGGAGTCCGATGGCGTCCGGCTTGACTGCGACAGCGACACGGCGAAGAACATTCGCGGCTTGCTCCTGGCGCTGCGCGCCGGGGCGATCGCATAAGGCACTGATCAACAGATTAGGAGCCTCTGAGCACGATACTTCCGGTTTTGCGCACACGATTGAGGGGCGGGCCGGGACGGCGTGGGGGCTCCGTCCCGGCCCGCGGCGACCGGGAGGCAGGGCCCGGCGGCCTGGCCCGTCCGATGTACGACCCGGCGACACGTCCGGGGATGTCCGCACACTCAGGGGCGCACTGACCACGCTAGGGCGGGGTGCGCCGTGACCGATGGAGGAACACACCTTGGCCCAGACCACGATCGCCGTCGTGAACTTGAAGGGCGGCAGCTCGAAGACCACGACCGCAGCGCATCTGTCGGCGCAGCTGCACGGCGAAGGCCTGCGCGTCCTGACGGTGGACGCGGACCCGCAGGGCTCATGTCTGCGCTGGGCGGAGACCGCGGGCTGGCCGTGGGCGACGATCGGGCTGCCAGTGCGGACGCTGCACACCCAGCTGGGCGGCCTGCTCGGCGGCCACGACGTCGTGGTGATCGACACGCCTCCGCTGGAGTCCCAGTCAGGCATCGTCGCTTCGGCGCTGCGGGCGGCGGACCTGGTGATCGTGCCCACGGCGCCGACGCCGATCGAGATCGAGCGCCTGCCGGCTGTACGGGAGGCCCTGGAGGACGTGGCGCCGCTGCGGCGTGACGGGACACCACCGCCGGCGCGGGTCCTGCTGACCCGCACGGTGGCCGGAGCCACGAGCACGGCCGTATGGCGGGCCTCGCTGCGCGAGGACGGCTGGAGCGTGCTGCACACGGCCGTGCCGCGGCTGGAGGCGCTCTCCCAGTCCTACGGTGACCTGATCCCGCCCGGCCTCGGCCCGTACGCGGTCGTCGCGGCCGAGCTGCTGGGCATCCTCGGGCGGGCTGCCGCATGAGTCGCGCCGAGCAGGAGGCGAAGGCCGCCCGGTTACGGGGCCTCCGCACCCCCGCTGACGCGGAGGTACGCACTTCCGCACCTACGGAGGTGCGGACCTCCGTAGGTGCGGAACTCGAATCAGTCGAGGAACGCGCGGAGGCCCTACTGCGGAGACTGCCGCCGCGGGTGAAGCCGGTGCGGTTGAACGTTGACGTTTCGCCTGCCGTCCGTGCGGCGCTGCGGAGGCTGTGCGCCGAGCTGGAGGTCGATCTGGGCGGTACGCCGGTCTCAGGGCAGGACGTTCTGCGCTGTCTGCTCCAGTGGCCTCTCGTGGACGCCGAGGCTCGGGCCCGGCTGCTGCGCGAGCTCGCCAACGGACGTCCGTAGGTGCGGACATCCGCAGGTCAGTAGGTGCGGAGGTGCGGACCTGCTGACCTGCGTAGGTGTTCACCAGGTGGCGATCTCCGCCCACGTTCGGGTGATGGTGACGTTGCCTCCCAGGCTGGTCCCTTGCACTCGGAGGTACCAGTCATCGGCTACGGCTGCCTGGTGTGCGATCTCCACGCCCATCGTGCCGTCTGGCGGCAGCACGTAGTCACGGAGGGCGTAGAAGAACTCGTCGTCGTGTCCGTTGGCCGTTCGATAGGGCCGCAGCTGGAAGCTGGTTCCGGGTGGCCCGGACACGTAGGCCTGGATCGTGGCGGAGTACCAGCCGACGGGGCCGCCGAAGATGACGTATGGGCCACCGGCCACGTCTTCGTCGTCATCGAACTGGAGATCCTTCCAAGAGCCCTTGATCAGAGTGCGGGGGCTGTCCGCTGCTCCCTTCTGGATGGTCTTCACGGGCGTGTCTCCATCTTCTCCGTCGTAGTTCGCGAGCTGCCTGCGGGCGTCGTCCATGTTCATCGGGTCGGGGTCGATCTTCCGATCCGGTGCCCATTCCTTGTGTGCCAGGAAGGCCCGGTCTATCTCGGCGGTGGTGTTGATCCCGAGCTTCTGACAGAGGGCGTGAACGCCCTTCAGTGCCTCCGACTTCTGGCCTCCCTGCCACTTCTCCCCGGTGGTGTGGTCTGTCTCGATGCCGATGGCGTAGGTGTTTCCGGCGTCCTTCGGGATGACGCCCCAGGGGCCGCCTTCTCCGGCGTGGTTCGCTCGGCCAGCGGCGATGATGTGCCATACCCCGTCGAAGTCCAGCCAGAGCTGGGAGAGCGGGCCTTCCAGGCCTTCCCTGCCGTAGTAGATGACTTCCCAGCCGTGGCTGGTCTCACCGGCGGGGCTGGCATCGTGATGGATCATGATGGAGTTCGGGTTGAAGTTTCCGTCCCGCCCGTGGTGCTTCCAGTCCCCGTGCTCGATGACGGTGCATCCGGCGGCTCGGAGCACGTCGGCCAGCCAGGTCAGGGGATAGGTCGCCATCCTCGGCTCCTTCAGCAGCAGCAGCGGTGGATGATGCGGGGCTTCTGGCCGTAGGTGCGGACCACGCTGCCGGTTTCCTGTGCCGGTTCGGGCTCCTCGGTGGCAACTGGTGTTGCCACCTCGGCAACCCGTTCCGGGGTCTCGGTGTCGTTCTCGGGCATGGTCTGCTCCTACTCGCTGGTCTCGTATTCGATCTTCAGGCTCCATTGGTCCTTGCCGGGCTGGGCGGAGAACCCGTAGTAGACGAACGACTCCGATGGGCCGGGGCCGAGGGTGATGCCGGAGAAGGTGTGCGCCTCGTACCCGTGGATGGCTTTCACGGCCCAGGAGGTGATGTTCAGGGAGAAGCCGCCCTCGACCAGGTCGTGCCGGGACTGGTCCAGGAGTACCTGCGCGCTCGGCCAGGTGGTGGGTTCGGTGATCTGGTTGATGAAGTAGCCGACGATCATGGTGCCGCCGCCGGAGTAGTACCAGTACGGCCAGCCGCCGGACTTGCAGACGAGGGTGACGCTGGTGATGTTCACCAGGTTCGGGACGGAGCTGGTGTCGAAGCGAAGCAGTGACTTCCGGTTCCCGGCCAGCTCTGAGAGGTACCCCTGGGAGACCGCTGTGGTGCCGGGCAGTACCGCGCCGGCCTCGGTGTAGCCGCGGGCCCACAGGCACGGCAGGACGAGGGTCTTGGTGACGGTCTGGTAGAAGTGCGTGGCCGCGGTCACCGCCGACGTGGAGGTGGCGTGCGCCGCGCTGCCGTTGTAGGTGGCCTTGAAGTAGGAGTCACCGGCTACCCCGGTGTAGGAGCGGGTGGCCTTCGTACCGGACAGGTTGACCGTGCCGATGGACGTCCACGGCCCGCCGGAGGCTGCCGAGCGGTAGAACGTCACGGTTCCGAGCGCGCCGGTCGTCACGGTGGCGGTCAGGGTCATCGTGTCCCCGACTTGGTAGACGCCGGACGACTTCGCCAGCGTCGTCGTGGTCGGAGTCTTCGCGGGAGCACCGACGGTGGCGTCTTTGCTGACGTCGATGACGCCGGGCTTGAGGCTGTCGGGCCGCCAGGAGTCGCCGTCCCAGTAGGACACCGGGGACGGCTGTGCAGCCGTACCGGCCACGACCGCGCCCGGGGTGAAGACGGCCTGGACGGTGCCTCGGGTGTAGTTGAACGCTACGGCGGGGTTGGCCGCCTGGTACCTGTACTGCGGGATCACCTCGATGGTCTCCCCAGGCGGGACGTTGATCAGGCCGCGGGCCACGACCGGCCAGGAGGTCGAGACGTCGGGGGTGATCAGCCGGGGGATGCTGCCGAAGAATCCGGCGTTCGGCGCGGTGCCCCAGCCGATCTCGAAGTTCACACTCGCCGGTGCCGCGCCGTTCGGGACGTTCACCGAGAGGTACGCGGACACGTCCAGGAGCCCACCGACGCCGGGCGGGGCGGTGAAGACGACCTTCTTCATGCCGGGGATCGGCGCGAACGCGGTCAGCGTCCCGATCGGGAGCGCGGTGGTCCCGGTGAGCCCTACTCCTGTCTCGGCGTATGTGGGCAGTCCGCCGCTCTGCCCGTCGGGGTTCATCCACTGGGAGCCCAGGGGCCAGTTCTTCGGTGTGTGGACACCGGTGACGCCGGCCACGACCGCCTGGCCGAGTCCGGCTCCGACGAACCGGATTCCGATCTTGATCGTCTGCGGGGCGATGCTGCCGGAGGTCGGGAACGCCAGCGTGTCCGGTACGACCACCGCCGCGGTCAGGGTGGTGTCGGCGGTGCCGATCGCGACGGGGGTTCCCTGCGCGACGGTGACGACGTCGGCGCCGGTGGTCGGGTCGGGGTTCGTGCCCTCCGCCGGCCCGTACATGACGATGAACTGCGCGGTGGACGAGGGGGCGATCTGGAGCAGGTGCGCCTCCAGGGCGATCATGTCGCCGGGCAGCACGTCGAACGACGACTCCGACCAGAGGGTGCTGGTGGAGCCGGGGACAGCGGTCGGGGACGCCGTCCACCAGGTGCTCGAGCTGTTGTTGGCGGCTGCCTCCCAGCGGTAGTAGCTCTCCTCGGCGGGTGCCGTGCTGCCGTCGAAGTAGCCGAGGGCGCCTGCGTCGGTGAGCATCACGGCGTCGATGTATCCCGCGATCGCTCCCACGGCAACGGTCGTCTCCGGGGAGTAGAACCGGATCGAGATCGGCGCGCCGGTGCCGTCGGCCTCGGCGCGGAACGGGTACATGATCCGTTGCCACGCCCCGGTGATCTGGTAGCGGGGGCTCTCCGGGGCGACGCCACCGGAGGGCGCGATGGCCACCGTGAGGGTGGTGTCGGCGCTCTTCACCCATGCGCTGGCCCAGTAGTCGAGCCCGGTCTTCACGGCGTCGGCGGCGAAGGCGTACCCGGCGTAGGGGGTGGTGCTGGTGTTGGTGAGCTTCAGTGACTGCGCGCCGAGGTAGTGCTCCGCGGTCGAGATCGTCCCTGCGCCCAGGTCGGGCGACCACGGCGGGGTGGTGACCGGGATCTCGAAGGACGGCTGGGTGACCAGGTTGGTGGCGAGCTTGATGGCGGGGGTCAGCGGGCCGATGTAGTGCTCTGACGCCGAGAGGTGCGGGGTGCCGAGCCAGAGGTAGTGGTCGGTGTTCGTGTCGACGTTGGAGCCGTCGAAGTAGGCGGCCAGTGGTGTCGCGCCGGCTACGAGGGAGAAGGCGTCGAGGTACACCGTGCCCGCGGTCATCGGCTGCCCTGCGGTGTTGGCGACGCCCACGAAGTGCCAGACATCCGTCGCGGTGAACGTCAGGGTCAGCTGCACCCAGGTGTCCTTGACGGCGGTCACCGCGGTCGTGGTGCCCTTCTGCACCATCAGCCGCACCGACGGGCTCCCGGCGGGGACGTAGACCCAGATCTGGGCGGTGTACTGCTGGCCGATGACCAGGCCCTCGACGTCCAGGACCATGTGCGCCGGGTCGGGCCCGGCCGCCCAGGTCACCTTCGCGGAGGCAGACCCGACGTAGAACTGCTCGACGGACGGCTCGATCACCGACGCCTCGGAGTAGACCGGAGCGGCGTCGGTGCCGGTGTAGTTGGTCCAGGAGTTCCCGGCCTGGGACGGGCCGGTCCCTGCCTCGGCGGAAGGGATCGTGACGTAGTTACGGGCGGTGAAGACGGCCTGGGTCTTCTGGAAGACCCGCAGCCCCTGCCCGGAGTCGGCCAGGTCCCGGCCCCAGTTCTGGTCGTCCGGGGCCACGAACTCCCACGCGTCGAGGCTGCGCATCGACCCGCCGAGCACGAGGTCTTCGGGCGGCGGGTAGCCGGGGTTCGTGTCGGAGACGATGTGCGCCACCGACTCGTCGATGCCTTCTCGGAACGAGTCGAGGTCGTTGATCGCGGGGATCACGAGCTGGTCGCCCCGCATGTCCAGCTCGACAACCGTGCCGACCACCGGCGGGACCAACCCGAGCCACTGCACCCCGGACACGTTGACGTCGTTGATCAGCACCGTGCACGTGTTGGCTGAGTCCACCGACACGACGACGCCGGCGGTGAAGCGCGACACCGGGGACTGCTCCCCACGGATGAAGAGGGAGTCCACCTCGGAGCGGGCAACTCGGTAGGCGCCTTGGGCAGCCGGGTCAGCGGTCATCAGGCGACGCCCTGCGGGTCATCCACGTTGAGTTGCCGGGTGCGGACCTTCGTCTCCCCGCCGGCCAGGTTCCACTCGATGCTCTGGATGAAGTGGTCCTCGGTCCTGCCGTCGAACTGGAGCCGGACTTTGTCGTCGGGTTCGAGGTGGTACCCGCCCACCATGCTGAGGTCGATGTACCGGACCACGCCGCGCCGCCGGTGCAGGATCGCGTCAGCGTTCTTCTGGTACTGGCTCACCACCGCGTCGGTGATCTTCGGCACGGAGCGGTCGTAGACGATCGGGATACGACCGAACCGGTCACCGTAGGTCACCGGGGTGTTGGAACCGGCCAGGGCCTTGACCGTGACGTCCACGCGGGAGTCACCGCGGGCGGCGCGGGCCTTGGCGTCCTTCGCCTTCTGGTCGGCCGTTTCGTGGATGTTGATGATCACCCCGTTGCAGGCGCCGTCGCGGGTGATGGTGGAGGTCATGCCGATCAGGGAGCCGGCCAGGCCGTCCCGGACAGTCATGATGGGGCTGCCTCTGGTGCCGATGTCCGGGCCGGTCTCGGGGATCTGGTCGTCCGTGCCGTCGCCGATGTTCTCCCGGATGATGAGGTCCCCGGCCCAGTCGAAGAAGACGTCGAAGGCGTACCGCTCACCGAGCGCGACAGCCTCCTCCCACCGCGAGGAGCCGGAATCGGAGATCCATTTCGCCGTCTCAGTTCTCGACCGGTAGCACGCCTTCATCGCGTACCCCTTGTCGGGCAGCGCCTGCTTGACCATCTTGTTGATCGCGTCGGCTACCTTCAGCCCGCCGTAGGGCACCTTCCATTCGTGCAGGAACTCGCCCACCCGCACTGACCAGTCCATCGCCTCGACGGTGGCGATCTGGGACGGGCGCTCGAACACGTAGGACTGGATGGCGAACTCGCCCATCATCAGCCACGGGAAGTAGGTGCCGTCGGCTCGGTCGATGCTCACCCAGAGCCGGATGAACTGCCCGAACGGGGTGAGCGGGTCGTTCGAGGTGAGCGGCTCGAACGTCTTGCCGCCGCCCACCTGGAGGGTCAGCTTGCGCCGGGTGATGTCGGAGGAGTCCATCGTCAGGGTGCCGCCGACGACGGGGATCTTGTCCATCAGCTCCTCCTCTCCGGAGGAGCCGAGGAACCGGTAGGCACGTGCTAGCCAGCGCAGGGTGTGCGGGCCCTTGGAACGGGCGAGGAAGTACTCGGCGTCGGTCCGCGTGTAGAGCAGGTTCTTGCTGCTGCCGCGGGTGGTGAGGCTGCTCATCAGCGGTGCACCGTGATGTATCGCTTGATGGAGTCGGCGCCGGTGTTCACGTTGTCGTCGCCGTCCCGGTCACCGACCCACAGCTTGATCCAGAAGTTCCCTGCCTTCTTGTAGAAGATCTCATGCGGGCCGTACTGGACCGACTCCCTGAACGGCGCGGAATTCGCACCGGGGTTCTCGGGGGTGGAGACCAGGCCCATGTACGCGCTGGGGAAGAACCAGTGCACCCCGTTGTACTGGCCGGTGGAGGTGTCCGTGACGACGATCTTCTGACCGACCTTCGGGGTGGTGTCGGAGATAGAGAAGTTCGCGTCGGCAGGGCTGACGATGTTCTCCGCCGTCTTCTTGTAGAGCGGAGCCGTGGGGTCGATCTCCACGAAGTCGATGTGAACGTAGCGAAGTGCTGCGTTGGTCGGGGTGGCCTGCTCGACCGTGACGTCCAGCGGGATGACCCGCATGTCGTTGATCATCACGGACGGCTCGGAGATCGAGTTGAAGATGATGGGCCGGATCACGCCGTTGGTCGGGAAGGCGATGTTCTGGAGGTGCTGCAGCTCGGTCAGGGACTCGCACTTCACCACGATGCTTCCTCGCCGCTGCTCCCGGACATCGCCCACGTAGACCGGGTACCTGTTCCCCATCACGGCCAGCTCGGTTCCCCTTGCCGTGTACTTGATGTCATCCATCGCGACCACACAGGCGTCGTGCCAGACCGACGCCTGTGCGGTGGACCGGATTCGCACCATGCCCGGCGTGTCCGCCGGTGTTCCGCGGAGGGACCAGTAGTAGTGAACGACTGTGGGACAGAGGACTCCGTTGGCGACCGGGTAGGTCTTCTTGAAGTCCCACTCGAACGGCCCGGTCAGGTCCGTCTTGACGATGAAGTACTGGACGGGAGTCAGCGGGGTCTCGTAATCGCTGAAGTCCTGCGTGGTGGCTGGTGCTTCCCACGAGGTCCGGTGCTGGACGGCGGACCAGTACTCCTTCAGGTCCGGCAGCCTTCGCTCGTACACCGGCACCCCGTTGGTGTCCAGGTGCCACTTCAGGTGCAGCCTCACCACGTCGTACCGGGTGCCGGGAATCAGGCCGGTCAGGTGGACCAGGGTGGTGACGTGCTCCGGTGACTTCTTCGTGACGGTGATCCCGAGCGCCATCAGGCCCGCCTCCGTACCGAGGATGACGTCGCCAGGCGGCCGGCCTTCAACGTGAGGTGGTCAGCGATCTCCGCACCGTCGAGGTAGATCTTCACCGGCGTCTGCTTCGGCGCGAGCTGGGTGACCTTGCTCGGCCCACCCGAGCCACCCGAGCTCTGCTGAGTCGCGCCGGTCATCGCGATGGACTGCGAGCTGACGCCTCGGAGCCCCGCCACGGTGGTGGAGTCTGCAAGCCGCTGCGGCACGATGCTGGTCTGCCCGGGCGTGACGATCGGGTTGGAGAGGTAGTCGTTCAGGGCCTTCGGGATCGTCGGCCAGTCGATGATGACCTTCTTGGTCACCGGGCTGGACAGATACGAGTTCAGCGCTGCGCCTGCTGCGTACCCCTGCGAGGTGTCGGCGTGGACCGGCTTGGTGAGCGGGCTCTCTGCCTGCGCCTTCAGACGCCGCAGCGTTGCTTCGGCGGCGGCTATGTCAGCCTGGATCTTCTTGCTCTTCGGGTGCTTCTCCGCTTCTGCCTGAAGAGCCTTCAGCTTCTTCTGCGCAGCCTTGATGTCTGCGTCGACCCGCACACCGCCGGCCAGCTTGCTCTTGATGTTCTTGATCATGTTGTCGAACTGGGACTTGAGCTTCTGCTCGTGGCTCTTCGGCAACACGAGACCAGGGACCGGGATCTTCTTCCCGTTGAGCAGGCCGTCGATCTTGCCGTCCATCGCATCGACCATCGCGATGGCGATGGTGTTGCCGATCTGCTCGCCGAGGGTCTGCCCGAAGGTCCAGTTCTTGCCGATCTTCTTCAGCTGGCTGCCGCTGGTCTTGTTGGCCAGGGAGTCAACGAGCTTGCCGCCGCCCTCGACGCCCATGTTCGCCAGGTTGTTGATCACCTGCTGGCTGAGCCCGCGGTCCGCGAGGGTGGCGAGGTTCTTCTTCCAGTCGGTGATGGCCTTGTTCCGTTTCCCCTGCTCCGCGATGAAGCTCTTGGCGTCGAACGCCTTCTTGCCGTCCTTGGTGACGGTCTTGTAGATGTCGCTGAGATCGGTGAGCGAGCTGACAGAGCCTTGGACGGCGCCTTGAATACTGTCGATGGACGTCTTGAGGTTGCCGAACGCCTCGGCCTGGTCATCGGTGATGGCTGTGCCGGTGATCTGCTCGTCCTCGAAGTCGCTGAGCGCGGGGACCAGCCTGCGAAGGCTCTGGAGGGTCTTCCCGACGGCCTTGTCGTATTCGTCCGAGCCGACGACCAGGCCCTCGATCGCACCCTGCTGGTTTGCTGCCGCCTTGCCCGCGACACCCAGTGCGTAGGCGTAGTCGTTCGTCTGCTTGGTCAGGGCCTGCTGAGCCTCGGTGACGACTTGAATCTTCGGGGGCATCTTCTCGATTTCCCCGGCTGCCTCGTGCACCGCCATGCCGACGCCGACAAGCAGGTTGGTGCTTGCCGCCAGAGCCTTGACACCAGCCTTCAACGGTCCAGGCAGATCACTCCAGACCTTGTTGAGTGCGCCGCCCTGCTCGGTCAGGTCCCCCATCGTCTGGACCAGGAAGTTGCCCACGGTCAGGAAGTCCGTGACCAACGGCAGGACGCCCCCGCCCAGGGCGGTGGTCATGTTCTCCCACTCGGCGCTCAGCTTCGCCTGCTGCCCGGCCAGGGTGTCGGACTCGCGGGCGAACTGGCCGGCGGCGTCGGCCGACTGCTCCATGATCAGGGTGTTGATGACCACCGCTTTGGAGTGAGAGTCCAGCGCGCCCTTGCCGCTCCAGAGGCCCAGCTCCAGCGCCTTCGCGTTCAGCGCCGCCTGGTTGAGGCTGATGCCGTACTTCTCGATCGGGTCCATCTCGCCGCGCAGCGCGGACCCGATGGACTCGACGGCGTCTGCGGTGGAGCCGCCGAACGTTGCCGCGAGGTCCGCGCCGCGGGCGGTCAGCTCGGCGGTCATGGCGGCGGACTCGCTGATCGAGAACCCGAGGTTCTTGAGCTGGGCACCGACGACGGTCGCCATCTCCAGGTACGCCCGCTGGGACAGCCCGGCCGACTGGGCGGCGTCCTTGGCGAAGTCCTGCATCGCCTGGGACGTGTCCCTGAACACGGCGTCGCTGCCACCGATCGCCTGCTCCAGCCCGGACGCCTGCTGGGCCAGGTTGACGATCCCCTTGACCGCGATCACCGAAGCGCCCGCGACGGCGGCGATCGCGATACCGGCCGGGCCCGCCGCTTCTGCGACACCGCCGAGCGCACCGGAGGCGCCGGTCAAGCTGGAGGTGAGTTCCTGCCCGATTCCCTTGAGTGACTTGAGCTTGCCGGCGCCGCCACCGAGCTTCGAGCTGTCGAGGTCGACCTTCGCCTTGACATGAACCGTCTTGTCGTCCAGAGCGCGGATGTCGCCCTTGAGTTCGTTGATCCTCTTCTTGGTGGCCTTGGTGTCCAGGCCCAGGTCCATGTCCTTGGCCAGCTGAGTGCGGAGCTTGGAGAGCTCCTTCCTTGCGTTTTCGATCGCCTGGTCTTTCACGTCGATCGTGTGCGACTTATCCAGGTCCTTGAGCGCAGACTCGGTCTGGTCGGCGGCCTTGGTCACGCCTTCGAGGGATGCGGTCAGTGGCTTGAGGCCGTTGACCGCGGCCTTCGCGTCAGCGGTGATTTTGAGGTCGAGAACAGTGGTGGTCATCGCTTACCGCCCAGCACGTTCTCGACGGTCTCGACCTGCTTCTTGTAAAGCTTCGGCAGCCAGTCACGAACTGCGGGCCAGTAGAAGGTTCCCTCGGTGCCCGTGTGCGGCGTGAACATCATGGTGGCGCGACGCTTGACGATGTAGGCCCGGCCGAGCGGTGACCTGTTCGCGACCACCCTCTTCTTCGGTGAACGGCCGCCGAACTCACCGCCGGCGAAGAGCTCTGCCGAGAGGCCGCCCCCCTGGCCGCCCACGATCCTCATGCCGTCCGAGGCCTTCGCGATATTGACCGTAGACGCGGCCCGCTGCTGAATCCTCGTTCCGGCGCGCCCGCGCATCTCGGCCTGAATGCCGGGCGCGGCCTCGTGAAGGTTCTTGACCAGGTCCGCCTGGAGCGTCTTGGACCGCGTCGTGAGGGCCGTGATGGTGGCGGTGATGTCGCGGTAGTCGAACTTAGCCGTCACCATCTTCACCACCCTTCGGGGCCAGGAGGTCGATCATCGTCAGAAGTACGTCCTCGTCCTCGTTCTCCAGGACTGAGACGGGGATTCCGACCCTTATTGCGATGGCGCAGAGGAGTCGGCTCCACGAGCCCTCCGGGTAGCCGCCTTCTTCGCGGCCGCCGTAGGGACCTCTTCGGCTTCGACCCCCTCGACCGAGGTACAGGCGACGTCGAACTTCTCGAACGTGTCGTACGCACCGTTGAGGACGCCCTGCCGCTTGCCGGCGGACCAGCCCAGCCAGGTGAGCATGGACACGGACACCGGCTCGTTGAGCGCGGACTTGCGGTTGAGCTTCTCCCAGGCACGGAGGTCGATCGCCGAGTATTCAGCGACGACCTCCGTGCCGTCCTGAAGCTCCAGGCGGACCTTCTGGCGAAGGGTCACGGCAGCACGCCGTCCGTGACGTCGCCGATCACGTCGAGGGTGATGTCTCCGGTGAGGGCCGCGCCGGCGTCGCCGCCGAACGGGACGTCGTTGATGGGCTTCGCGACGCCGGTCCTGGTGGCTTTCCCGACGGTGAGGACGAAGTCGATCTCGGCGACCGGGTCGGCGATGTAGGCGGTGTGGATCATGTCGAAGACGCCCAGTGCCACGCCGTAGTCCTGGAAGCCGGCCAGCTCGAGGTTGTAGTTGGCGATCGACGAGCTCTCGACCCCGCAGAACGTCGTGAGCTCCTCGGTGGTCGGGGAGTCGATGAGGGCTGCGCGGGTGAGCTGGCACTCGACCTCGGTCGTGTCCAGCGTGAGCTTGAGCGTCTTGATCGTGTTGATAGCCACGGGGGGTCCTCCTTCAGGCCCTGATGCGGACGTTGAGCTGGTACGCGGGCAGGTCCTGCCCGTTCACCGCGACACCAGGGAGGGGTCGGGCGTCCAGAGGCTCGATGGAGAGGACGCTGGGAGCGTCTCCTCCGAGAGCGGTGACGACGTCGAGCAGGAGCTTCGACATCTCGGCTTGCGCGGCGCGTTCGTTGGACCGGGTCGTGATCAGGGTCACCGGGAAGGTCCAGGTGGCCCGGCAGAACCCGGAGGAGGCGTCGGTGAAGTCAAGCGCGGGCTGTCCGATCACCGCGGCCGGCGGCCGCACGGTGTCGGCGATGAATGGGTAGACCCGCAGCCCCGGGACTCCCGCCTCGATCAGGCCCTGGAGGACGCCCGCGACGTCGGTGGTCTGCTGGGTGATGCCGGCCATTCAGGCCACCACCATCTTCAGGTTGGGTCCTTCGAGGCGGGCCACGTCCCCGTCGTAGCTCGGCAGGGTGGCCGATACGAAGTCCCCGCCGGCACCGGCGAGCCCGACCACGCCTTCGGGGGAGTTGCGCCGCGCCGCGAGGCGCTGCGCCCGAAGGAACAGCGCCTCGCGGAGATCGGAGGTGTAGGCCTTGCCGCCCGACCCGTCGTCCTCGTACGTCACGACCTTGTCCTGCGCGACGATCGCCGCGTCGAGGGACTCCTGGAGCACGACGTCGTCGGTCGTGTCCGAGGGGCCGAGTCCGAGCCATTCCTTCAGCTCGGCCAGGGTGGGGACGGCGGGTGCGGGCATCAGATCACGCTCCGGCGGTCGCTTCGGCGAGCGCTGCGGGCCGCGAGACGACGGTCTTGCAGCGCTGCTCGGCGAGGGCGTCGAGGATGTTCTTGGCGAAGTTGTCGGAGTGGCTGTCGGTCAGGAAGAGCTGAACCGAGTTGCGCCGGTAGTGCTGGACGCCGGCCTTGAAGTCGCCGACGATGACCGTTCCCGCCGTCGCGCCGGGGTCCACGATCGGGGTCATGCCCCAGTAGGGGTCGCCCCGGAAGTTGGTCACCGAGGCGATGTCGAGGGCCACGAGGTCGTCGGAGTGGATCAGGAAGGCGTTCGGGTTGTAGCCGGCGTTCTCCACGGCGGCCTTGCCCGCGCGGATCGCGCCGGAGACCCCGGCACCGGCGGGGCCGGTGACCAGAGGAAGCGTTGCCGCGTTCAGAGCCGCCTTGGCCTCGGCCTCGACCTTCCGAGTGACGTCCGCCTGGAGCTCACCGTTGATGTAGGCGACGACGGCAGGGCCGTCCTCGGCGAGCTGGCGGGTGAAGCTGGTCAGGCCGGCGATGGTGTCGAGCGTGGCCGGAACCACGGTCGGCTGCCACTCGACGGTCGGCTTGGTGAGCCCCTCACCCACGACCGCCGCGCTGCCGGCCTTCTTGGCCCAGGTGATGAACTCGATGGCGTTCGAGGTCACCGGGATGACGGAGGTGAGTGGCACGATCATCGGGGGCAGCGGGGCCGGGGTCAGGTTGTAGATCGGGTTCGCCGGCAGCGCCGGGGCCATCGTGACCAGGCTGTGCGGAAGCGCGCGGGCCTCGACGTCGAACCGGGCCGACGTGCCACGAAGGCTGCGGTCCTGGTACTCCTTGAAGGCGTCCGAGGCGGTGAACTGCTCGCCCCAGGACTGAGGGGTTTCCGAGCGCTGCTCGGGGACCTGCGGGCTACGGGAGAGCCTGCCGTCGAGGGCGTCGGCGCTCTTCTGGGCTTCGAGGAGACCGGCGAGACGCCCGATCTGGGTGTCCAGGCCAGCGGCACGGGCTTCGAGGTCCTTGAAGGACTGGTCCTCGGCGTCGAAGTTCTCGTCGGCAGCCATCGCGATCGCGGCGTCGCGGGCGGTGTCACGGGCGGAGCGGAGCTGGTCGAGCTGCTCCACGACCGGGTTCTTCAGCGTGAACATGGCGTCCTCCTGGGCGCTTGGGATGGGTAACGCACATCGCAAGCGGGGGAGGTCCGCAAACCGTCCTTGCGGGGTACCGGGGGACCGGACACGAGGTCCGGGTTAGCCGGGATTCCCACGGCGGGGGGCAAGACCGATAACCGCAGGATGAATGTAGCGCCGTTCAGGCCGTGAGCGAACGCAGGCGCGCCAGACGCTCGTCGCGGGACTTGTCCGAGGCGGTGTCCCGGGCCGAGAGCACCAGCGAGCCGACCTCCCCGTAAACGCCGTGGCTGACCAGGGCGGCCCCGAGCAGGTGCCCTCGGGAGTGCGTGACGTGCAGGCCGTCCGGCGCGCGTCGGGCCTTCATCGCCTCACGGATCGCACGGAACTCGATGCTGCACTCGGTGATGACCTTCTCCACGACCAGGGTGCGGGCCTCCTGGGAGTTGCGGGAGGTGGAGAACCGCATCGTGGCGTAGGCGCCGTCGGGCAGATCCTCGACGGTCGTGGCGCAGCCGACCAGTGGCCCCTCGTGCTCGTTCCACATCTTGCAGCGCCCGGGGGCTTTCGTCGCGGCCTCGAAGCTGCGCGGCTCGAACGACTCCCACAGGTCGAGTCCGAGGCGGGCTTCCCGGTTGTACGGGACCAGACGCAGCCGCACCTCACCGGCGTCGTCGGCGATGTCGATGACCTCCGCGGAGCGCCACTGGACGACGTCGAACCTCTTCGGCAGCTCCAGGGTGGTCACTTCTTCTCCTTCGGTTCCGCCTTCGCGGCGGCCTTGGTGGTCTTGGCCGGGGCCTTCGCGGGCTCGGCCGCGGCGTACCGCTTCTTCTTGGGCGCCGGTGGGCGACGATGACGGGCCATCACGCTGCTCCTGTCTGTTCGGGTACTGCCTGGAGTTGGGGGACCGGCTGGACGACGGGGGCGATCGGGTCCTTCTGGAACGCGGAGATGTCGACCTGGACGACCTGGCCCAGGGGCGCCAGGGCGGATAGCGCGTCCTCGACCTCGCTGATCCAGGGGGCCAGGCCGAAGGCCCGCAGCCGGTCCCAGGTGTCGGAGACGTTCACGTAGGTCGAGGAGTTCGACAGGCTGACGCCGAGCACCTCCGGCGGCAGGCCGAAGGCCATCGCCACGTCGCCGATGCCCATCCGTTTGATCGCGACGGCTTCGGCGTCGACCGGGGAGTAGCTGATCGGGGTGAACTCGGTCGTGGCGTTCAGGACCGCGATACCGCGCCGGTCCCCGCCGTGGGCGGCCATCCACTTCGCCTTGAGCTCGTCGGCCTGGGCTTGGTTCAGGCCGGGCGTCATCGCGCGTAGGTAACCGGCGGGGACACCGGAGCGGAACGTGCCGGCGGTGTAGGAGTCGATCGAGGAGGCAATCTCGAACGCGGAGGGGGACAGGCCGAACACCCCGAGGACGGTCCCGTCCTCCAGCACCGGTGACAGCGGGTTACGCATCACGCAGATCCGGTACTCGAGTGGGCCGATGAACGCCGAGCCTTCACGGTTGAAGTCGACGGCCTCGTTGCCGACCCCGAGCCGCCAGTTTCCCTCGGAGTTGATCGACAGCGCGCCGGGGTGGACCTGGCGCATCGTCCCGGCGATGGGCTCCCCGGTGGTCGATGGGTTGAACACGAACGCACCGGTCCCGTACCAGATGCAGCTTCGCACGACCTCCCGAAAGAACCCGGAGCGGGTCAGCCGGCGAGTGTGCGGGAACGCCGCCAGGCCGTCCACGAGACGGGCGTCGGGGCGCAGCAGCATCGGATCGAGCAGCCACCGCGGGGTGGGGAGCTGCTCACCGGTGAGCGCGTCCTCCAGCCGGTACGGGGCCGCGGTCAGCGGGCCCACGATCAGGTTGGTGGCCCTCGTGGTGACCGGCAGCCGCTCGGGGGTCGAGCCGCCGGGACCGTTCAGGACGGCCGGCCACGTGTCGTAGCCGATGTAGTGGACGCCTTCGGCGCCGGCGGTGGCCATGTCCCCGGTGAACCGGTCCCAGGCTGACCGACGCTCGGGCTGTGGGCGGTGTCCGTAGAACCACTCGGTGAGCGACCGGCGCGCCATCAGGGACCTCCCGTGGAACGGCAATGGGAGACCGGACGCTCGGCCGTATCAGAGCGTACGGCCGTGGGTGCTCTCGGTGAAGTCGCCACGCCCACCGTGGGTGACTGGTCAGAAGATCGCGGCCTGCTCCTGGACTTCCTTGGCGGATGCCACGGCCCAGACGAGTGCTTTGACGGCGTCGGCGCGGTGCTTGGAGACCAGGCGGGGGCCGTCGGAGCTCGGCTGGACCCGTAGGGCCATCACCTGGTCGGTGAGTTCGTCGGCGCCGGCGTGGCGGAGGGCGCCTTCGGAGATCAGCCGGCCGATCTCCTTCACCGCGGCCTGGGTGGTGCCCTGCGCCGGCTCGTGCCACAGCGCACTGAGAGCCGGCTCGACGGCGAGCAAGGACTTCCCGACCTGGACCGGGGACTTCGACCCGTACGAGGCGGCCATCGCTGCGGCGTCGGCGGCCGTGGGATGGCTGGTCGAGGTGACGACGATCATCCCTCCTCGGTTCCACGCGGCCAGGACGGAGACGCCGTCGGAGTACCAGCCCTCCACGGCCACGGTGTTCGGTGCCCCGGGCGGCACTGCGGGGAGCTCGATCAGCTCCCAGTCGTCCTCGGTGACGACCGGGGTGCCTGGTGGCGGGCGCTCGATGTCGCGCAACAGCCACACGTTCAGGTACTGCGACCTGAAGCTGGCCATCGGGTCCTGGTCGTCGAACTCCAGGTCCACCTCACCGCGAACCGCGGCCGCCCACTTGTCCTGAAGCATCTCCTCCCGGTCGCTCGACCAGTGCGGGGAGGCCGAGCGCCAGACCTGGAGGTCGGACTCATCCGACCCGCCGGGGGCGCCCCAGAGCAGGAGCAGGGTCTTGCCGTCGTCGGCGCCGAGGGCGGCCGAGATCTTCGTTCGCATCAGCGACGTGGCGCGGCGGTGCGAGGTGCTGGTCAGGATGGACTGTGGCGAGATCCGCTCCAGGGTGGAGGGCTCCAGGCCGTCGGTGAAGACCTCCGGGTCGACGTCCCAGGCCTCGTCGACCATGCCCATGCAGATGTCGTAGCCGTAGACCGAGCCGGTCGAGCGGACCAGCCAGCGGTGGACCTCGTCGTTGATGACTTCTTCCTGGCCGACGCCCTTGGAGACCTTCCAGCCGTCCGCGCCTCGCTCGGTGGCCCACCGCCAGGCCTTGCGGTGGATCTCGCGGACCACGGCCACGTCACGGCCGGTGTGCAGGACGATCTGCGGCTCATTCCCGAACGTCTCCGGATGACTGATCCTGAACAGCGCCATGGCCCGCAGCCGTACCGACTTCCCGCAGCGCCTCGGGGTCGATTCGAGGACCGTCTTCCACACTAGGAGGCCCTCCCGGTCGTGCTCGAGCTGGCGGTAGATCGCGTACCGCTGCCACCAGCGCAGCCCCTTGGGCAGTTCGCGCTTCAGTTCCCGCTCGATCCACTCGCAAGCCTCGGGCCCGTACGTCCCGACCGCGTCAGGGTGGACCTGGGTCACGGCCAATGGTGGAGACGCATTGTCCGGAATGACGAGAATGTCATCGAGCCATTCCGGGCAATGCTTTATGAAGAATGTCCAGCTTAGGTCGTCTCGCACCGGTGTGTGTGTTTCTTGGACGG